ACCGGCCTCGACCAGCATCTTACGGATGTTGGTGGGCAGCGCGCCGTAGGCCAGTTCCTGGATGCGGTAGGCCAGACGCGACTCCACGTAATTGCGATTGCGATGGCTGGGCCGCCGGGGAAAGTGCTGATCCCACAGCGCCCAGAGGTCGGGCATTGGCAGGGAGGGCAGCGCCGCCAACTGTGCCGAGATGGTGTGTTGCTGTTCGGCGGCCATCCTCAGTCCTCCCAGATCGCGGTGCCACCGAGCGTGATCCACAGGCGGGCATCGTCAGCGGTCGCCATTTCGCGTGTGGCCACGCCACTGGCGCGGTGGGTGCCGGATTTGCCGGTGAACCAGTAGGCTTGGCCATCGTGCTGTACGCGGTAGGGCCCGCGGTGATCGAAATCGGCCTCGATGGTCATCACGCCGCGCGGGCGCTGGTTGGTGTCGGTAACCTGTACGCGCAGGGTTTGGTGGGTGCTCATTGCTTTCTCCGAGAGGGGTTTGCGGACCTCCATGAACGCGCTGTGGCGACCAGAAGCCAAGTCAAACCGCGCTCTGTTCGGGGGCGTCGGCTTGCCCTGTCGCAACATCGACACGCTCTCCCAGCAGCGTCTGCGGTTTGCCGGTACGCCGGTCCTTGATACCCAGGATGTAGATCTCGCCGTCCCACACCCCGCAGGCCACGTCGGTGTCGCTGGCCGAGGCCGGCATCAACCAGCCGGTGATGCCGTTGGGCAACTGCAGCAGTTCTTCCATCTGGTGGATGGGCCAGCGCATCGCCTCCTGGTAGTGGTCGGCAAACTCCAGGAGTTGTTGGGGTATGTCCGGGAAGTTCTTCTGGCTGAGGATGGGAATCCAGACCAGCGGCTGTCCGCTGGCGAACCAGCCTTGCACGCGCTTCTCGACTTCTGGGTTGTAGTGCTGCAGGCGTTCAACGGGCACGTGGCGGGCGCCATCGCTGGCTTGGGGTTCTGTCGAGTGGTTCATCAAAAGCTCCTTGAGTGGTAACCCGGCACGGTGCCGTGCGGTAACCGGGGTGGTAACTGGTAACCCGTTTCGGGGGCTGTCGGTAGCGGGGCAGCGCGCTCGCGCCCCCCGCATGGCATCTCCGGGAGGAAGGACCCCTTTTGCCTGGGGCCGCCGCCTCAACCGCCACTGCTGTCCAGAACATAGCTGAAATAGTAGCGACGAAGCCCCGGTTTGTTGCAGCGTGGTCGATCTCGAAAATGGACAAGGACAGCAACACGAGGACACAGGCGATCGTCGTTACCCGACGTTGCCCACGGCTTTGGACGGCAGCCGTGCCCCCTCGCCATTGAGCCGGTCAGCCACCATCTGCAGCGCCTTCTGCCAGCGCCGCCATGCCGTCGTCCTATCGCACGCGAATCGGATCGTGATGTCTCGCCAGCCGTAGCGCTTGGCCCGCATCCACACCAGGTGCCGCTGCTCGACCTCGAGCCACTGCACCCAGCGCATCGTCTCCAGCATGCGATTGACAGCCTCAGGGCTGGGTGGGAAAGGCCGGTAGACCTTCTCATCGGCGGCGAACGCCTCCCACTCCTGTCGCACGAATACCGGCCAGGTGTTGAAGTAGCCCTGCACCCGCACCGGGGGTAGGCGTCTTCCGGTGGTGGCAGCCTCTTCGAAGCGAACTGCCACGTCCTCGATGGTCCACTCAGCCACGGCGCGGCCCTCCTGCGCCGTAGAGACGTTCGCCGATGCGGCGCACGAACTCGCGCTCGACGAAGTCCAACCGCTCGTCGGTTTCGTTGATGACCAGAATGTGCTGATCGCGCCAACCGCGTTGCTTGAGCAACTCGAGGTCGGTCGCCTCGGGTTGGAGCCTGCCAAGTGGACAGCGGTAGGGCGGAGTCGGGATCTTCATCTCACACCTCCTGCCCCGCGCCGTGGTCCTGAATCGCCCAATGCAACAGCGCCAGTGCGTCGGCTTCGTTGTCGTCGACCGGCGCATGTCCTCGGCTACGGACAGCGATGATGACCTGGTCCTTGCCAGCGTTACCCCGGCCGGTGGCGTGCTTCTTGATGGTGCCGACAGGCACGCCCTGGTACGGAATCTGGTGGTGCTCACACCACGCGGTCAGCGTTGCAAGAAATCCACCGTAAGCATGCGCCGCGTCTGTCGAGGCATGGCGGCGAACCTCCTCGAAGTACAGCGCGCCGATGCCGTCCGCCTGAGACTTGATCTCGGTGAGCCAGCGCTTGAAGCGCAAGAAGCGCATCCCGCCGCCTTCGAATCGTTGCGGGCGGAAGCTCTCGCTACCACTTGTGATGTGGCCGTCACTGCTGCGCAGCGCCCAGCCGGTTCGGGTGCCCAGGTCGAGGGCCAAAAGAGTCGGGTTCATGGATGCAGTCCTTGTTTGGGGACTGACACATCGGACAGACCGCATCGAAACCCGCTTGAGGCGCGTGCACGCGCGCCCGCACGGGAAAACTTACGACGTGGACCGTCAAATCCGTCAGTCCGATCGGTGGTCATGGCGGTCAGTGATCGGCGTAGGGGGTGTAGGCGGGCGCGGGCGGGTGCTTGAGGCCCACGCCTCGGAAGCCGCGCAGCCCCACGGTGTTGCGCCACTTCTCCACGCCACGCGTGAGCAGCAGGTCAGCAAAGCGCTTCTGGGAGCCGGCGAACTCGCCGGCGGACTCGGCCCACTGCTTCCAGTCGGCAAAGAGTTCGCTGGTCAGTGACTTGGCATTGGCGTCGAGCACGCAGCGCTCGTCGAGCCAACGGCCCAGCGCGTCCTCGGCTTCGAAGTACTCTTCGGTCGCTTCCACCACCTGTTGCGGCGGATCGAGCCGACCCAGGCGCTGCCAGTCCAGGCAGCCCTGCACCGCCCAGGCCAGGATGCCGTCTCGCTCAGCCAGCAACTTCTGTTGCAAGTGCTTATCCCGGCGCTCGGGCGGCACGGTGATCGTGAACGGGATCAAGTGCAGCCGCCGTTTCATCGCCTCGTCGATGTTGCGGATGGCCGGCTTATGGTTGCCAGCGACGAAGAGCTTGAACTGCGGAAAGAACTCGAAGAAGTCTTGGCGCATGAAGCGCGCGGAGATCTTGTCGCCGCCCGTGAGGCTCTTGACCTTGGATTCGGCCCACCGCCGCCCTTGCTCCGTCTCGATCGCTGCCACGAAACGCGCGCCGCGTAGGCCAGCCATGTCAGTCGGATGTCGATCGGTACGGGTCTCCATGAAGGTGTCCATCGGCGCGTTCGACGCGTAGTCGCCCAGGATCGTGGCCAACGTGTTGACGAACACAGATTTGCCATTCGCACCGGTCCCGTAGAGAAAGAACAGCGCGTGCTCCTGCGTCGATCCGGTGAGCGCGTAGCCCGCCATGCGCTGCATGTACGCCTGCAACGCGGCATCGCCGCCAGTCACTTCGGCGATGAACTGCCGCCAGGTCGGGCAGTCGCCGGCCGGCGTGGCAGTGGTGATCTTGGTCATCCGGTCTGCCCGGTCGTGCGGGCGCTGCCGACCCGTCTTGAGATCGACAACACCGCCCGGCGTGTTGAGCAGCCAGGAATCGGCATCCCATTCGGCCGTGGTTGCGGCATGTCGCCGATCCGCGCGAGCCAGCCGTTCCACCCCGCCAACGGTGCCAGAGGTGGCCAGTTTGGCCGCCACCTTGGGGTTATCGGCCTGGACGGCTGCATGCCGGCAGACGCCGCGGATGAGATCAGTCGCGGCCAGCGTGTCCTCGGTGCGCCAGCGCTGACCATCCCACACCAACCACCGTCCCCACGCGGCAACGTAGCGCCAGTCACGGTGGTAGCGACGAGTGAAGGCCAGCGCCAGTGCGTCTTCGGTACCCCATACCGATTCGTCAGTACCGACCACCGGCTCTCCGGGGTCCGCGATGTCGTGCATCTGCACACGCGGGCCGTGGGCCAGGAAGGCCGCCACGTCGAAGCCTTCGGACATGGCGTCGGCCGCGTCCCAGCCCTCGGCGGCATCCTCGGGTGGGTAGAGGATGTGGCAGGACTTGGCGCCGGCGGAAAGGATGGCCTGAGCCGCTTGCACCGCGTACTCCCAGCCCGGCTTGTCGCGGTCGGGCCAAACAAGTACCGCCTTGCCGGCCAGCGGCGACCAGTCAGTCTTGTCCACCGGCGCGTTGGCGCCGTGCATGGCAGTGGTGGCCACGATGCCAGCGTCGATCAGCGCCTGCGCGCACTTCTCGCCTTCGACGAGCACGACCTGCGCTGCCGTCGTCAGACCCGGCTGGTTGTAGAGGGGGCGCGGCTCGGGCGGGGCCATCTTGCGGCGGCGCGCGTCCCAGGGACGGAATTCCTTCCTCTGGCCGGGCGGGTCGTAGCGGTAGACGACCGCGATCAGTCGGCCAGCGGCGTCGAGGTAGTCCCACTTGGCGGTGGCCGGACCAAGGTCATCGACCGGAGCCTCCTTCTTCGGCCGACGCGGCGCGACCGGCCGAGCGCGACCGATCAGGTCAGCGGCAACACCGAGCACGCGCGGGAAGTCGGCGTGGACGTCCGTGCCGATATGGCGGGCGATCACGTCGAACATGTCACCGCCGTCGCCCGTAGCACGGTCGGTCCACAAGCCGGCCTTTTCGCCTTCGAGCACCACTTCAAGGCTGTCGCCGGGGCTGCCCATCACGTCACCGATCAGGAACTTGCCTCGCCGCTTCTTGCCAGCAGGAAACAGGGTGAACAGCACCGATTCGAGCCGGGCCAACAAGGCAGCGCGGATCTGATCGCGCTCGGCATCGAGGCTGCGCTCCGAGGCGGGAGCAACGTCGTTGAAGTCGATCATTCGCCCCCCTCGGCTTTGCTTGGCCGCAAAGCATCACGCCCCTGCGCAGCGGTGCTGTGAGCCGCCCATGCAGACAGTTCTGACAGCCGGTACCGAACGAGCCCGCCCAGGAGGTAGTGCGGAATGCGGTACTTGCTGCGCATCGCCGGGTCGGCGAACCAGTAGTACGGAAGCCGCAGCGACGCGGCCGCTTGCTTGGCGTCGATCATCGGTTCGACGGCCATGACGGCATCGGGCTTGGTGCTCATGCCTGACTCCTCCAGCACCGGTCCTGCCACGGGCACATCCGGCATTCAAAGTGGGTAGATTCGGAGAACGAGCGCGGCAGCAGATCACCGGCCTCAGTCGCGGTGATCACCTTGACCGCGCGGTCCGACATGCGCTGCGCGAGCGCCGCATCGAAGGGCACCAACTCAGCGTAAATCTCCATCGTGTCTGCGTTGACTGCGGTGAACAGCGCCGGGTGTTCGTGCAGATCAAGGTAGGCCTGGTACAGCGCCACCTGGGCCGCATACACGGGCTTGGCGACAGCGAGCCGGTACTTCTCCAACTCGCGCCATGACTTCGAGCCCAGGCACTTGTTCTCCCACAGCGCCGGATACCCGAAGCCATGACCCAAGTCGGGACCGGCCACGATCACGCCATCGACGTGCCCCTGCAGGCGGCCGTCCAAGGCGGTGAAGCCGAACTGGACGGCCGCCTGCAGGGGCACGT